GATGATGATACTGTTGAATTATCTGTAGAAGAACGCATTGAGAATATGGAGAGAGCTATCTTCAATATCGAAGCTGCTTTATCAAAGATAACTGAAGTAAAGCAAGAAGACCCAGAAGAGAAAGAAGATAAATCTGAAACAGAAACTAAAGATGAGAAACCTGCTGAAGATGAACCGACCGAAGAGAAGGCAGATAATCCACAATTTGTTACAAAGGAAGACTTTGATGTATTTAAAGATGAACTAACAAAGTCAATCGGTGAGCAATTTTCCAATCTGTTTGAGAAAAAGAAAGAGGAATCTGAAATGGATGAGATGAAAATGGCAATCAAGGCAAGAGATGACCAGATTGATGCACAAAAGAAAAAGATAGAAATTCTTTCTAAAGCAGATGTAGAGAGTAAAGAACCAAAGACTGTGCAGAAAGGTGATGAAGATGCTGATGATGAAATTGAAGTATTCGATGATAACGGAATAGTCATCAAAGATGGCATTGTTAAGCATAGTAGATTAGTGTACTAATACTTATGTTTCTTTGTTAAATAAATAGAAAGGTGAAAAATGGCGATAGTAACTCCAAGTGATGATATTCTAGTGGATGGCATAAACATATATAGTTTCGAAGCATCTGGAGCTATTTCTGGTGCAGCATGTGTTAAGGTAGCTGGTCCAATGCAAGTGGTTAAAGCTACAGAATCTACTGATAATGCAATAGGTGTAGCATCGTATGAGACTGCAAAGGGCGATTATGTTGATGTATATGGTCGTGGAAATATCGTGAGATGTTGTGCAGCTTCTGGTATTGCTATGGGAGCAGATTTATTTGTAGCTAATGATGGAAAAGTGGATGATTCCTTAGTATATGGTGGTACTTCTCCATGTATTGGAATTGCCCTTGAAGCAGCTGTTTCGGGTGGTGCACTTAGGGTTTTACTTAAATAAGTGGAGATATAACAATGGCAATTGTAACCCCTAGTGATGACATTCTAGTAGTAGGTCAGAACTTATACAGTTTCAAGGCATCAAGTGCAATATCTGGTGCAGCATTTGTTAAACCCGCTGGACCGATGCAAGTAGTTCATGCTTCAGCAAATTCTTGTAATACGATTGGTGTAGCATTATATGAGACTGCTGCGGGAAAAATGATAACTATAGCTGGTCCTTATTGCATTGTTAGATGCTGTGTATCAAGTGCAGTAACTGCTGGTGATGATTTATATGCAGCAGCAACTGGTAAAGTTCATGCAGGTGGATTTTATGGCACGTATGCAAGTGTAGGCATTGCTCTTGAGGGCATTGCTTCTAGTGGAGCAGTTAGAGTTCTCTTAAGGTAAAATTAATGTAAGTTTAATTTGTTTATTTGTTGAATTGTACATAGTAAGAGAAATATGTGCAATTCGTATGTTATTAATGAAAGGTATTTAATATGTCACAGCTCGCAAATATATTAAGATACAATTTTGCAGGTTCAGCAGAAAAGAGGAAAATGCTTTCCAATGCACAATTCGTTAAGGCATTAGAATCGGTTAGTTGTTTCTGGAATAAAGATTTAGAGAAATTTGAATCCGACCAAAAACAAGTCCCAAAAAGACTTTCTGGTTATAAAGCATTAGTTCAAACCGAAGCAGATGCTATCAATGATTCTACGTTGGTTCAGGAAGAGGTATATAACACTATAATAGAAGGTACAGTTCCATTCAGAATTGCTAGAAAAGTATTTCCAGTCGTTAATGCAAATTCATACTCAATGAGATTTGTTAAAGGAGAAGATACAGGATATGCAAGTAAGGTTTCTGAGATTGGAGCACCAGGAATTCATACCATAGCATACACAAAGCAGGATATAGCAATTGATGATTATGCAGATAGACCAGTAATTTCTAAGGATTTAATTGATGATGGACTCTTTGATGTTATTGCTGAAGAACTTCGGAATGCTGGTGCAAGAATGGAAAATGCAATCAACAGGGAATGTCTTGACAAGATTCTAAATGGAACTAACAAGATAACTACAAATGTAATTGACCCAACAGGCACACATATTGCAGTATCTGATTTAGCAATAGCTGCAAAGAAAATCAAGAAACAGAACTTTATGCCAGATATACTTGTAACGCATCCGACAGCAGAAGGATGGCTTTTAACAGATTCAAATTTAGCATATTCTGCATATATGGGTTCAAGCTCTCCATTGACAACTGGAACGGTTCCACTTCTTATGGGATTATCACCAATCACATGTACTGCAACAGATAGTGCAACTCCAACTTGGGATGATACTACTGCAGCAAGTAATGTAACTGCAATAGCATTTTCTAAAGCAAAATTTGCTAAACTTGTAATGAGACAAGATATTGAAGTCACTGAATATGATGACCCAATCCATAACTTGATGGGAATTGTTCTCAGGATGAGATTCGGATTCGATGTAATTAAGGAAAAAGCTGGATGCAGTATACGCCACAAATAATGATAACACACTAATTTCTATGTTCTTGATGCGAGATGTAAGTCTCGGTTCTTCAAAATGAACTGCATCAAGTATTTATATTTTAAGTATTTATTTTGTTATAGAAAAATAAGGAGAATCTATGCCTGGACCAAAATATAATTATTTAAATGTTCGGGATGATTTAAGGATTGCTGAACAAGGAAGTGGACAAATTTCCTTTAGAGATGGTGATTTGCATATCTCTTCATCAACTGATGGACAATTGGATATTACCGGTGATACTAAAGTTCAAGTGACATCTACAACAGTTGAATTACAGGGTTCTACAGCAGTCACACTAGATGGAGATACTACAGTTGAGGGTTCACATACATTTACAACTGGAACAGGATTAGTTACTGTTGGTACTGGTGGAATTACTACTACTGGTCATGTTAGTGGTGCTAATGCTAAATTCAGTGGCACTACACTTAGTGGCTTTCTGACTATCGCTGATGATTTGACTAGACGAACCGCTAAATACATATCTGGTAATGTTGGTAGACCAACTGGTTATTTGAATGCATCTGGTTCTGGTACACCTGGAATTGGTGCAGTACTTCCAAGTGAAGGAATTATTTATTTAAGTGGAAGAAGTGGTAGTATTAACTGTAAATTAACTACTCCAACTGAAGGACAGACATTATCATTGATATACATTGATTCTGGTAATGTGGCGGAAACATCTTGTACAGCTAAAATATCATCATCTGGATATCAAGTTGGTGGGAGTTCTACCAAATATTATTATCTAACATTCAATTATGCAGGAGATGCAACCACACTTGCTGGTATTGGTACTACATGGTATGCAGTACATCCATCTGGAATGGGTGGGAATACATGGAGTACAACATGAATAATAGGGAGGTTAAATTATGCCTGGACAAGATATAGATGAAGTTGAGATAGAAAACTTATTAATGACAGAGGATGGACGTGGTATTGTACTTTATAATGATGGTATTAATTTTGTTATTCAATCTGCATCTCCTTGGACTGCTCCATCATCTACAGCAGCTGGTGCAAGTGAACAGTTATTCCCAGCCGCAAGTTCTATGGGCTGGTTGAAAATTCACTACATATCTGGCTCTACATATGGGGCAACTGGTGCGACTGCTTATATCCCTGTATACAGAAATTTAGATACAAATACTGCATAAGTGTGATAATATGCCAGGAAGAAAAATACCAGTAATGGAAATAGAAAGACTTGGATTTTCAGAAGATGGTAGAGGAATTGTAGTATACTGTGATGCATCTAATTTTGTTATTCAATCTGCGTCTCCTTGGACAGGTGTATCTATATCAGGTACTAGTGGTGGAATACATGCAGGTGTGGTTGGTTTACCCGCAGATACTAGTTATGGTTGGTTGAAAATTCATTATGTATCAGGGTCAACATATGGAGCAACAGGTGCAACTTGTTACATTCCAGTATACAGAAATTTAGATACAGATATTGCGTGAGCATCAAATGTTGCATGGAAATGGACCAAAGCAGCAATTTCTGCGTAAGTCTTACCTAAATGATAGAAGGAAGGCTTTACTAGATAAATCTGGATATACAAGTGAAGAATTGGATAGATTGCATTTGGATATTGGAACTGGACAAGGTAGTGGAAGAACAGACCCAACAACGACAGAATATTGGAAAGTTCCCTATCCCCCAATAGGTTCTGGACGTTCCAAGAAAAAGGGAAATATTCGAAATCTCCCATGGTTGGGATGGTAGTGCCATATGTCTGATTATGTTCCAAAATATACCACAACCAAAGATTGTCGTAACCTAGTGGACCCGCCATTAGATTACGATGATATAAATGAAGCATCATTATTACTCCACATAGAAGCAGTTGAGGATTACATAGAAGCAGTTTATGAACTCAATTCAGCAAGTGATGTTAGGATTCCAGCAACTCTTCTTGTAGTTTCCAAGATAGTTCAAGGTCCGAGATTAGCTGAGAAACACTTTGCAATAAGAAGAAAAAGCATTGGAGATTATTCATTTGAAAGATTTGGCAACGAAGGGAATTTTGGTGATGTAAGTTCTTGGTCTACGATAGCGGAGAAGATGCTTCGTATGCGTTCATTCAAGAGGAATAATAAACTGAAGATTTACATCTCAAATAGTTGATTCTATGGTTTATCGTTATCCTTCACCAACATATGGAGAAAATTGGAACAGAAGAAGATTCGCCATATTCAAAAGTGTAGGATATATATGTCAGAATTGTGGAAGATATGCTAAAGGAGAATTAGAATTGCATCATTTGAATCCTTACAAAATCTCAAAAGATAATTCTGCTCAAAATTTAGCTCCTGTGTGTCGGGATTGTCATAAAAGAATTCATAAGAAATATTTGGAAAAGATGGGAGAAATTTAATTGACATTTTCATCACTTCTGAACAAAGAAGTTTATCTCCAAACTAGAGCATCCTCACAGAATGATATTAGGGAATGGACTTATACATATACAACTGCAACATCAACAACTAAATGTAGGTTAAGCCCACTTTCTATGGCTGAAAGAACAGACCCAACTGGAAGATATGATGATGTGAGATACAGAGGATATTTCACTTATGATACAGATATTGATAAGGATAGCAGATTAGTCTATAGTGATGAATCATATAGAGTTAAAGAATGCGTAATCGATAGTGAATCTCACCACAGAAACTGCCTTTTGGTGTTGATTTAAATGAAACAAGTAGAAATTAAAATTACAGGAAGAGAGAAACTTATGCAGAATATTGCCAAATTACGAATAGTGATTACTGCTGATGCCAATAAGGGATTAGAGAATTCTTCAAAAGTTCTTAGAGATTCTGCAATTGATATATTAAATCTTAGTGTTGGAACTGGTAAGTGGCCATCATTAGGTGTATCAACTGACCCAATTAGGGTTAAGGAGAAATGGACAATTCAAAAGTTATCTCCTTTAGAAGTTAAATTAACAAGTACAAGTGGGCACTCTGCAATTGTAGAACTAGGTGCAATTGGAGAAGTGAGAGCTAGTGATTATGGACATAAAGCATGGCCAATAGGCAGACAACAAGGTGGAGTAGTTGCATATAGACCAACATTTACACTCCAATCAGGCTATCATTACTTAACAAGAGCAATGAATTCTCCAACAGTTAGAAAGAGCATGTTGAATGAAATAGCAAAAGTTCTTAGGCAAAGTCTTAGTAAGGTGGTGATTTAATTTGTCTCTTGAATCATTAAGAAGCATAATGGGATTTCTTAGTAGTTCTTCTGCTGTAACTGATTTAGTTCCAAAGAATGATATAAAGCCTGGATGGACTAGAACTGTTGATTCATTTCCATGTATACTAATTACTCAAGTTGCTGGTTCAGATACTGGATATTTAGGATATAAAACTACAGTGGCAGGTTCAAGATTAAGAAGAGAAGAACCAGTTATTCAAGTGGATATTTATGACAGAGATAGTATGAGGAATGTATATGCAATAGCAGATGAAATAATTCCTTTACTAATAGTTTCTGGTGCTTGTAGAAAGGATTCGGAGATGGATATGTTTGATGATGAGAAATCATTGTATAGGAAGATATTAACTTTTAGTTTCACAAAAATAAGGGAAGATTGAATTGTTTGATTGTATGTTAATGGTGTATTATAAATTAAGGTGCATTAATGATTAATATTAACTGGTATTCAAATATAGAGGTGACATAATTGGCAGGAACAGTTACAGGAGAATCGGCATCATTATGGTTTAAAACGCATGCTGGTGGCACTATCCCATCATTCACAGCAACTGAAGACCATGCATTCTGGGGAGCATCAGATTTCTCACTAACATTAGATAGAGGAACCATAGAACAAGACTTAATTGGGCAACCTGGTAATTATCATGACCAAGGGTCTCTAAGTATGGATGGCTCATTCATGATGGGAAGATTCGGAGCATCAGCAAGTTCATATACTCTTGATAACATCGTGGATGGAACAGGAACAAATAAGTACGTTGCATTCTCAGGACAAGTAGCAGATGATGGAGGAGGCACAACATATCTCAAATGGTACTTAGTCTCTTGTCAAATCACTGGATACGATTTTACTATTGGAGATGCAAGTACAATCACAGAAGCATCAGTTGACTTTGTGGTATTAGACCCACAGAATATACACTATAATAATGGTAAAATATCGGATTCAGCGTGGTTATAATGGTAAAACCTACTTTTTATACGGGAGAAGATGCAACTATAGAAATTATTGATGCTACTGGAACAGGAAAAGGACATTCAACATTAGCAATATCTGACTTTTCATTAACAATAGATAGAGGAACATCTGAGCAAGAACTTCTAGGTGAGAAGGGTAATTTCTTCTTGGCAGGTTCTAGGTCAGTAGAAATATCATTAACATCCTGCAAATTGACAACTGCTGGAGTTGGAACAATTGTGTCTGGAATGATTGGCGGTGTAGCGGTTCAAGTGTCTGGAAATACAGGTACTAATTCATTGCATTGGTATTTCAAGAGCTGTCAAGTTACTGGATTTGATTTTAGCATTGGAACTGCAAGTGAAATAACGGAAGGCTCAATGGATTTCACAGTATTACATCCATATATGGTTTCTGGTGTACAGCATGAAGCTGGAAGCATTGGAACATTTATAAGTGATTGGGAGAGATACTGATGGCAGGAACAGTTACAGGAGAGGATTGTAATGTATTCTTTGCAAGACACTCTGGCGGGATTGCTAATTGGGCTGGATTCACAGCAACTGAAGACCATTCTTGGTATGGGATGTCTGACTTCTCATTAACATTAGATAGAGGAACCATTGAGAAGGATTTGATGGGACAAGCGGGGAATTATCATGACCAGGGAGCATTAAGTATGGATGGTGCATTCACCATAAGTAGATTTGGTACGTCAGGAAGTTCATATGCCTTACTAAATATCATTGATGGTACAGGAAAGAGTGAATATGTTGCTATATCTGGAGCAGTATCGGATGCTACAGATGCTACATATCTAAAATGGTATCTTGTATCATGCCAAATTACTGGTTACGATATGTCTATAGGTGATGCAACTGCTATAACTGAAGCAAGCATAGATTTCATAGTTCTAGACCCAGAAAACATTGAATACACTGGTGGTTTAATATCGGATAAGGTGAAATCGTAATGTCAGGACCAACTCCTCGTTATTATACAGGTGAAGATGCTGCAATAGCATTAGGAACAGCAGGAGCTTCTAGAAGTGGACAAAGTACACTTGCTATGTCTGATTTCTCTTTGGCAATAGATAGAGGCACAGCAGAACAAGAACTTGTTGGTTCAAAAGGAAATTTCCGTTTGGCTGGCTCTCGTTCAGTAGAAGGTTCTCTCACTGCATGTAAAATAACTACTGCAGGTCTTGGATGGGTAGTTGAACAAATGATTGATGGAAATACAGTCACAGTATCAGGAAATGCAGGAGCAAATTCATTACATTTCTATTTCAGAAGTTGCCAAGTCACTGGATTTGATTTCAGTGTTGGAACAGCAGATGAGATAACAGAAGGAAGCATTGATTTTGCTATTTTGTATCCATATATGGTATCAAGTGTTTATTGGTTAACTGGTCAAAGTGGTGTATATATAAGTGATTTCACTCCATTCAGTTGGACTGTTCCAGTAAGTGGCGGAGGATTGCTCTAATAAACAAAATATGTAAAAATATGTTTTATTTTTAATTAGGAACTTCCTAATGGAGGAATAGTTGGAAATGGCAAATGAACAAAAGAAAGCCACAGATGTCAAAACACATGATGAACTTAGGGGAAAAATCAATAAGCAGAAAACAGTAGATACTTCACAGGTTATTAAACAGATAGCCACTAGAAATTTGTTGGAGAGGGATTATAATGAGGATATAGTTGATGTAATATTTGAAACCTCTCCAGGTGTCAAAAGAAAGATACAAGCAAGAAAGCCAACACAGAAACAGGTGTTGCTGATAATGAGACTTGCTGCTGAATCTGCTATATATGAAACTCGTCTTGACAAAAAATCAATAGACAAGATGACAGAGATATACGGCAAATTGAACAATTTAGCTGCTGAACTATGTGTCGATAAGAAACTAGATGCAGAGTTCTGGTCTGGAAGTACTTCTAACACTACTTTGAGTAATTTCATCGGTGCATTGATGAATGTTTCACAATCTGGACCAGTTACTGCTGAAGAATTAGAGAAATTTCGTTAAATCGGGTGTTTCTGCACTAGAAATGGAATTAGTGAGAATACTTCACAGAACTCCAAGTGAGATTGGAGAGATAAGAAGGAAGAGACCACTTGATATAGCATATCTAGAACAACGTATCATTTATGAAGCAAAAGAAAGAGAGAAAGCACAAAAGGAAATGGAGAGGAAATCCAAAGCTAAGAAGCACAGAAAGCACTAATGTTATCTATTTGTATGTTTAATGATGTATGCTAGAAATGATTTTAAGCCACGCTATCAACATATTGCCAAACTAAGGGTGTAGTATCAAGTTAAAAAGATAATGGCTTAGAGGTGCATTAAAACAGCACCTGAAGCATTCTAGTGATATATCAATACTGTTATTGAAATAGTTACACTTGCACCTAATGCATTTAGATTTTTCAATATAGTTTCGCTTGGGTGTGGAGGTATTTATTTCTATGTTATGCCAGATTTATGCCAAATATTCCTATGTTATGGCAGATATTCATCTGGATTCTGTTTTTAAATTAGATTTACAAATATGAAAATGAAAAAGAGTGATTAAATATGGGTGGCTATACTGAAACAAAAGTAAATGGAGACGAAATTTTACCAGAAAATCATAATCAGTTTGTGATTGACTTTCTAAAAATATCTGGGATTGCTATAGACATATCAAATTCTGGCAACAATTATACACAAGCATATGATTGGTTTGTTGCTTCTTCTTCTAAATTATCTATTGTCCAAGCATCAGGAAATGAATATTCTGCTACATATAATTGGATGATAAATTCTGGTGCTAAATATTCTGATTTATATGCTTCTGGCAATGAATACACAAAAACATATGAATGGATGGTCAACTCAGGTTCTCAATATACAAACATATTAGAATCTGGAACTAAATACACACAGACATATACATGGTTTAATGCTTCAGCACAGAGAATATCTGAATATGTTGATTCAGGGAATGAGTATTCTACTGCATACACTCATAGTCAAGATAATTCTCAAGCACATTCTGATTATCTAATTAATACTGGAGATGATGATACTTCTGGAACATTAACTGCCAAGTCATTTGTTGGTCCAATTTCAAGTACTGCAATGTCTAGTGCATCTTTAAAAGTCGGTGCTACAAGAGTTACTACTATTTTAGATGAAGATGCAATGGGAAGTGATTCTGCTACTGCTCTTGCCACTCAACAATCAATTAAGGCATATACTGATACATTAGATACGGAATATACTGCTTTTTCAAGTAATTCTAGAAATCTATTTGCTCATAGTTCTAATATCAATTCTCGATTTGTTGCTAGTGGAACTCAATTAGTTTCTATCTCATCACAGAAGATTTCAGGTGGCACGATTGTTGGTGGTAGCTTTTCAGGTAAGACAATACCAAATACTCACTTTACTATTAAAAAGGAAGGAGATGATTATGTGGGATACTCTCCATCTAGTGAGAAGTTGGCATCCAATACTAATTTTGCTACAGTATGCCAGACTGTGGTTAATAATTTAACTTATTCTGGTTCAAGTTATCTTTTAATTGAAAATCCAGGTACTTGGATAAATGTAGATAGTACTATCACAGTTAGTGGTAATGGTTCTGCTATAAAGGATGCTATAATAGATGGTGGGATGAGCCAATTTGGATTTGGTGGGCTTAATGGACCTTGTTTCAGTTTTTGGGGTAAAGGTGGTCAACAGAGAACAGCAGTTATCAAAAATTGTATGATTAGTGGTGATGCAGAGAGTACTAACCAAAGTTTTGCTTGTTTTCATAATATAAGAGCATATGCTGATAATATCAGTACAGGTAACCAAAGATATGTATATCGGGGTTTAGTTATATCTGGAGCATCTTATCTTGGTGAAATTAAAAATTGTTTTATACATGCGAAAATACCTATTGATATAAGAGGTTATACTGCGGGCAGCAACCCATATGAGGCTAATGGATTTAAGATATATAATTGTAATCTGGGGTATTCAGATTCATATGCTGCTCTTGGTGCTGGATGCGGTATTAAAATTAATATGGGCATAGGAATTGGCATATATAATAATTGGTTTGAAGGATCTGTTTATGGTATATCAGGTCAAGATGTTGACCATATCAGAATACTAGGCAATCATTTTGGTGGTGATGATTCATTACAAGCAAATATTTATCTACCAGATGGTTATTTTCAGCAGATATCTAATAATTACTTTGCACTTGCTGCTAATGATTGTGATGGCATATATTGGGATGATAGTTATAATGGAGGAAATATAACTAACAATACTGTATATGCTGCATCAAGATTAAGTGGGGTTACATTTGTTCATATGAATACTGTTGTTAAATATAATATTCAAGAGAATGATTTCCATATTGGTGCTTATACATCTGGAATTGCATTTGTTAAAGCTGATGGAACATGTAATGAAGGTGTTGTATCTAATAATATTATACATGCAGATGGAATTGGATTAGCTGTAGATGGTCCAGCGGCAATTAACATACCCAATGGAAATGATATATCAATTATTAATAATAGTTTCAAAAATTTTACTAAACCAATTAATGTCACAGAAACAAATAATAACATAATAAAACTTAATCTGGAATATCCAGATAATAAATGGACACACATTTCCTCCCAAGCCATTTCAGGTGGAGCAATCATCACTGCATCATTGTCTTCACAGGTGATAGAAGCTGGCACTATAATATGTGCTAATCAAATAGGAATAAATAATACTACACCAGATTATGATTTAGATGTTAATGGTTCTATATATGGCACAGTTATTAGTGGTGGTAATCTTGTAACAACCAGTAAAGTTAAACATGCAGGGGATCCTAATACATCAATAACATTTACTGATGATAATATGACTTTAGTTGCTGGTGGTGAGGGAATGCTCAAACTATATGAAGGAGCTGGTGATAATTATGTATTAGCTAATTATCTTGGTGTTAGTGATATGCATTTTGGTGTTTCTGGTAATGATGACATTCTCATATGGGCTGATCCCACTACAGATAGAGTTGGAATTAAAACTAAAACTCCTGCATATGATTTGGATGTAAATGGTACTATTCACGCTACTGCATTTTCTTCTGCTGCTATTTCAGGTGGACAATTCACTTCTAGATTGTATATGGTGCCTTCAACTACTGAACCAACAAAAACCATCGGAACTTTGTGGATGTCGGGTTCTAGTTCTTTTGCTCGTTTGTATATGATAAGTGGTGATACAAATCCTATCTGGAAACAATTTGCTTTTACGGGGGAGTAGGTGAAGTAAGATGGGTTGTACAATACCACCTTTCTATTCCCAAGCGAAGTGGGGTGAAAGTTGCTATGGAATATATCCTGGTATGTCACCACCAACAGCTATAACTATTTCATTTGATGATAGAATCATATCAGATATTACATTGGACGATGAAAATACAGCAACAATTGTTTTCAGCGAGTAGATTTATGTTTAAATTAAGAGGTTAAGAATGAGCTTGGATAGAAGAGAAAGATTAAATACCTTCAAGACACAGGTTTTATGGAAATCAGGAAATGTTGCTGTAGACCCAAGTGGGAATATGACTTTCATATCAGTTTTTGATGCAGACAATACTGAGTTGATAAATAGTTCAGGTCAGAGAAGTTCAACAGGTACATATTATTATTATATTTCGACAAATGCGAATGACCCACTTGGATTATACAGAATTAGGTGGAAAGGTTTATTTGACTATGATTCTCCATTTGAATATTCTCCTAAATATGATACCGAAATTGTCCAAATTGTGAAAGTTCTACAGGATTAGAATGATACTAGAACAATTAACTTACAACTCATTTGGATACTATTCTACAGATTTAAATCCTGGTTCTCATAAAAAGGTAATTGCTAATTGTGATGATTGTGGTTTATTAAAAATCATTGAAAATAGAAAGGCACACACATTATGCAAAAGATGTTGTCAAAAGGGTGAAAGAAGTTCACAATATGCCATTCCATTATCTGATGAAGTGAAGAAAAGAGTATCTGAAGGATTAAAAAAGGGATATGCTGATGGAACCATAAAATCTTGGAATGATGGCTTAACTAAAGAGACTAATAAATCCTTGATGATAGTTTCAGAAAAGGTGAAGAAAAACCATCCAATGAAAAATCCAGAAACAAGAAAAAAGGTTGGGCTCTCTAATAGAGGTCGGACTCCTTGGAATAAAAACTTGACAGCTAAAGATGATTCCAGAATTTTATCTGGTGAAAATCATCCAATGTACGGATTTGTATATTCTGATGAAACA